TTAGTAACAGGCATTAGTTCAATTTTTCAGTAAGTGAATAAAATTGCAATAGATCAACTAAACTTTCACTTGTAACTTTATCTTTTTTCCCTAAGGGAGTAAGAAACTTTTTAACTTCATCTAATTTTATCCTTAAAACTTTATCATTTATCCTTTTGGATCTTTCAGTTAGTTGAATTTGTAATTGGGTAATTTCTTTATTATAAAATTCTTTTAAATGAGAAGTTGAATCAATTGAATTAATATATTCTCTTAATATTCGTTTTTGATTTTGGTTAAGCTCCGAGTATTTACTATTAAACTTTTCAAGTAAAATCTTATAGGTTAATATTCTTAAATCTTTATCGTACCCCCCAAATTCTTCTAAAACCGTATCAGCTACTTTATCCTTATTAACTGAAGATTCTGTTAAATATTCCATTAAATTAACTTTAATATCAATTAAATCATTAGGGTTATTAATTAAATCTGAATTATAACATTCTATTAATTTATATAATGAAGCTATTTCTTTATATTCAGATATTTTAGTTTTAAAAATATCCTCAAGGTTATAGTGTTGTTTTAGTTCCTTAATAAGACTATATTTTTCCTTACGGAGTTTTTGTTTATTAAGCTTTTTAGAAGATTCTAAAATAATAGAAATTGTAGTAGATGCTTTAACTTCACTTACTCCTTTTTTAGAAAAGAAAGATTCATATAACTTATACTCTTTTCCTAATTCGGTATTAACAAAATACTTCTTTAAAATTACGGATGCTGGGGAGGGTTTACCTGAAAGGGTATCGGATGTAATTCTCCTTACTAGTAATTCAAACAAAAGTCCCGTGTTTTTGTACTTAGAATGTTTGATTTTCATTGAGTATATTTTTTTATAAATATATTATAAATATTAGTCCCTAATGTTAGATTCATCCAATAGTGATTCACCTGATTTATCATCTTCAAAGATCATACGTTTTTTATTAGAAGATGGTATATCCTTAAACATATCGCTATGTTTATTGTAATGGGATTTTCCTTCTAAGGATAAAGCAGACCCACCTTTAAATTGAGGATTTATACTATCTCCTTCATTTTTATCAGTATCTTTCATCCTTTCTACTCCTAATCTATCTTTACCAAAATTATCATCTTGGGTATTACGGTTAGAAACTTTTTCTTGGGGTCTACCCAAGGGTGTTTTTTCATTATACCCATCTGGTAGATTATTAGGGTCAGAATATGTTCTTCCTTTGCCATATAATGAAGCTAGGTCATGTGGTGTGCCATAAGACTTTCCTGAATCCATTGGGTCATTACCTTCATTTTCTACTTGGTTTTGTCTAAATTTTCGTTTTTTATCTTGAAGTATTAATTCTCTATATTCATCATACTGGTCTTCTGATAAATGGAAAATGTTTTCATATACCCAATCCGTAGGTAATAAATTATTACTTATTAATTCATTAGCTAAATCAGTTTTTTCCTTTAGTAATGCAATTCTTTCTTGATCATAGATAATAGAAGGATTGGTTAATGAAATTTCAAAATTAGCTAATTGCTCCCCAGTATAACCCTGAGAGTATAAATGAACCATAGCAATTTTATATAATTCAGAAGTCATAATCCTTTGAATTCTTTCAATTGTTCGGGCAAATCTAATATCCTGGGCTGCTAGTGTAGCTTTACCTTCAAGGTTTTCATCATACCCCATAAAAGCTTTAGGTACTTTTAGGGCAGCAAATAATTTATCTCTTAAATAATTTACATCTTGAATACCATCATATTGTAAACCAGGAGTTGTTTCTATTTTAGTAGACGAATCATTTCCCCTGACAGGGATATAAAAATCTTCCAGAGAGTTTTGTAAATTATATTTTAAGTTATAATCACCTGTTTGTGGGTCTACATATGGGGTTCTTTTTAACTTAGAAATGGTTTTTTCCATAAATGCTTCTACCTCATTAGGTGGGATAGAACCAATATTTAAGTAAAAAATACGTTTTTCAGGAGCTCTTACAATACGGTGTACTAACATTGCATCCTCCATTAATGTATATTGTTTAAACAATTTACGAGCAGGTTCAATGTAACTTCTACCATAAGGTAAAAAATTAACATCAGTCAATAATCTAAAGTGAGCCATTTCATAATTCTCAAAATAGATAGATCCATCCTTTTTATATTGTTGTTGGTCAGGAACATTATAATAACCATAGTCACTTGATACTACCCCATCGGGATCAAATTTAAAGATAACTTTTGAGGGATTTTCTACATCTGTATGATCTAACCTTTCAATATTAAAAGCTGAGTATGGTATAACATTATATACTCCAAACCCCTCTGCAATTTCTAATTTTAAGAAAAAATCTCCATACTTGCACATATTACGAATCCAAGGCCAAAGGTTAAATTCAATATTTAAAACGTCATAAAATAAGTTGTATAATATTTTTTGAATATCTTCATCAGGGGATTTAATATGAAGAACTTCTCCTAGATCATTCTTTAAAGTAGATTCATCCGAAATGATATCTAGGGCTGATGCTATAATGGCATCAGTATCCATTGCATCATATTCTGCATAAAGAGTAGGTCTTAAAGTTCTATAATTATATGAAACTTGACGTCCATATAATGATGTAATATTATTAGTATAGATTTTATTATATCTATCTATTAGTGAATTAGTTTGAATGTCTCCTGATACTTGTATATGTTGGGTATCAAATGTTCTAAGTCTATTGTTCCCTACATTTCTAATGATAACATCAGAAGAAAATAATCTTTGTAGTCTTGAAAAAAGCCCTTTATCTGCCATAATTTATTTTTAAATAAGCCAAGTTATATTTTCTTTTTTTCCATTAATTTCCATTGAGTAGGGATTTTGAGTTCTTCCACTTACTACACCTGGGGTATGGTAATCATTTTTACTAACATTTCCAAGAGCTGCTTTTGCTCTATCTAAGGATTCCTGTTGAAATTTTAATGATGTATCTCTTAAAAACATTGAGATTCCAAAAGCCATAATTAAATCATCATTATATCCAACTTGGGCTTCAGGTCTACCATTTTTCCATATAAATACTCTCATTTCTTCTAAGAGTCTTTTAGAACGAATAGTCACACTTCTATCACCTACAAATTCTCTAAATTTATTAATGATTAAAGGTCTAGTTCTCATGGACATCGTAAAACCGGGAACCATTTCAGAGTTACCTTCATAAGATTGAAGATATGATTCTGCTGTTAGTTTATCTGATTTAGGAGAATGGTATAAATTTCTATATCCTCTTTCTCGTATTGCATCTAGTGTTGCCCACCCAATATTAGCGTTTTCAGGACACAACATTGCATTATTATATTCTGCTGCTAGTCCAACTAAAAAATAACCAAATTCCTTAGGAGGTAATTGACCCTTAAACTCTGCTACTTGGGTATTTGTTTCAATGTCTATGACATGAGCCGCAGAAAAATCTTTTCCATCACCCCTGGCAACGTCAGCAGTTATTAAATATTCCCGGGCATAATCTGCGGATTCCCATATCCATAAATTTTGGTCGACACCTCTTCTTTCAACGGGGTCTTGAATGGTTGTTTCTTTTATAAATTCAATCCACTCATTATAGAATACTATATCCCCTGAGGTGTTAAAGTCACAATCACACTCTTGGGCTGCAATACGAGGATCACCTAGTAAATCATCTTGTCTATCTCTCCATACTTGATCTCTTTCGGGATGGACCATCCAAGGTAACCTAATAGGTAAAAATTCATTTTCTTTAGCTTCAGCCTTAGTCCACATTTTATGAAACCAATTACCAGTTCCATTAGGTGTGGAAAGTACAATTGCACCCCCTCCGGTTGATAGTGTTTGTTGTGCTGAGGCCCATATATTATCTATACCTTCAATAAATGCAGCTTCATCAACTACTAACATAGATACAGCTTCTGATCTACCCGCATCCGAAGCAGCTGAGGTGGCTTTAATTTGAGACCCATTAACTAACCTCAGGGTTAATTTATTATTTTCTTCGGTTGAGATTTGTAACCAAGAGGGTAAGTTATCATACATAAACTTAACCTTAGTTACTAGATTTTTAGCTGTTTCCTGTTTTGTAGCTACACATAATACATTTTTACCCTCATGAAATAACATCATCCAAAGGGAATACCCAGCAGTTAATGTAGATATACCTAACTGTCTAGATTTTAAGATTAATGAATAAGGATTATCCTTAAATAGGTTTAATACTTTTTCTTGGAATGGGTATAAAGTAAATAATATTTTACCCCTTTGAGGGTGTTGAATAAAACAGTATTTTTTCATAAAATGTACAGGATCAGTTGCACATTTAATATATTCCTGACGAATTATTTTTTTTAGGTCCTGTGACATAATTTAGAGGAGAGCTTCTACCTCTTTTTTCATAGCGGTAAGCTCTTTCAATCTTTTAAGTAAATCAACTTTTTCTTCTCCTTCAGACTTTTTCCATTGATTAACTACTGTTTTCATTTCACGAGTAATTTTGCCTAATTCTTTTGCTAAAGAAGCAACGGAATCACTCTTTAAATCAGATACCTTAGGTTCATCATCATTTTCAGCTAACCCTGCTTGCTTTTTTAATTCTATATTTTTTTCTAAAGCTACATTAAGTTTTTCTACATCTTCCACGGATTGTTCGGATAGAATCTCTATAATCTCTTCTCTGATTATTTCCTTTAATTTTGGTTTAGTGAGTCCCATTGTAAGTTTTATTTATAAATATTAAGGAAACAACACCTCATTTATTTGCTTCAACCTTTGTTCTGTAGTACCACTAATAGTAGTGAAATCTTTAATTTGATCCCTATACTCAAACAATAACCCTCTAATAGTATCATCAATTTTTTCTCTATACTCAACATCTACAGTTCTAACACCATTATCTTCTATAATAGTACCTTCAGTAGAAACATAAAAAATATGATCATAATCCCCTAACATAGTAGAAGCAAAATCACAAAATTTCTTAGCATCATCTTCATCAATTGAATCTGCACATTTAGCAAATGCCATTACATCAATAATAGTTCTATCAGTAATAATATTTTCATTTAACAATTCACTAGCTCTCTCTGCTAGAAATATTGATTGACCCTTTACTGTAGAATCAGTATTTAATGGAATACCTAAATCTCTTAAATATTTAGATCGTTCAGTAGTAAACTTATAATTAATAAATTCTACCTCATATTCTAATGCCTTAACTAATGTAGTTTTACCTACAGACATTGTACCACATAATCCAATTTTCATACTATAATTTATGTTCTTGCACCAGTTTGTTTACCTAAAGCAGTCTTATGAAATGGAACACCCTTTCTTTCTCTCATTAATTCATGATATTCCTCAAACCCATATTCTATACCATAAAGATAATAAGCTTTTCTTACTCCTCCACGTCTTTCAATGGGCTCTATTGCAGGGCCATCATACCTATGAAATTTAAAATTAGTATCCTTAGGACCTTTTGCGAGGTACATTCGGGCACCGTTAGAAGTAATAACTTTATACTCAAATTTCTCGTTTGACATATTTTTTAATTTAATAATGATTCTGCTATATAAATACCCTGTGCTCCTGAAACGGTAATACCCCTTGCAGATAGGGCATCTCCAGCGAAATGTACATTTTCGAATTGAGCTAATGTTAAATTACTATAATCCACTTTTGGTTCTGGTGATAGATACTTTACTTCGGGAACGTAAATACCCCAATCATCTTCAAGTGTAGGGAATACTTTTTTCATGTCATCAATAAAATCTTCTATATATTGAAAATATTCACCTAATGTATTTCTTACACCATCTAAATTATCTATTTGATATGAAGATACCTCATCACCCTCAGATGTTGAGGAAGGGGTTCGAGTGGAACTATAATAAAGACCCTTACCATTAAATTGGAGTTTACTAACTACATCTCTTGACCACTCAAATGGTTTTTCAATACCTCGGATTTCCATAAGAATACCAAAATTAGTCATATCATTCCTGTAACGCATGTCCTTTTTAGCATGACCATTATAGCTATAATTACCATAAGTTTCCTCTACCGCAACAAAAGCAGCATTATTATTAGTACAGAAT